ATCTCCGTAACTCAATCCCATACCGCTTTCGCAGTTGACTGGTAAACCTTCAGCCCATGACGGAACCCAACGCATGCAGGACTCCACATAAGCACGTGCTTCATCGGCTTCTTCTTGCCTAGCAACAATACCAATAGCATCGTGCACAGTGAGCACGACCTTGTATCGCTTAGCAATTTTTAGCATTTGATCGCCAATGATACACCGCGCAATGGCCTGTGTGAAGTTTTCCACAACTTTTCCACCATATATTTTATTGGGGCCATTGCGAGTTTGATATGTAAACTGCCGCTTGTCATTCTCGATGACTTCTGCCAGCCCGTTGTAGTAAATGTGTAGCCCGTTCGGGAGGAGGATGCCTTTATCATCGACGGTCAACAGGCCATCTTTACCAAGCTTCATGGTCATGCCGCGCATCATGCACTTGAGGGCTTCTTGTGCCTCGCGCCAAAGTGCTGGGACTTTTGCATAGCGGTCACGATACACCGAAATAATACGCGAGCACTCGTCGGTCGACATCTCAGCACCAAAAGTTTTGAGTTGCGCTTGAAACTTCGCACCACCCATGCCGTATCCGGCACCAAGAATAGTAGTCTTACCGACAAACCGTTCGTCCTTTGTGATCTCAGCTTCACTCTTGCCATATATAGCTGTTGCCATGATCTTGTATACATCTTCGCCATTTGCAAATGCCTCTACTAAGTCATCCTGACCCGATTCCCAAGCCAACGTACGGGCTTCAATCTGGGCTGAGTCAGCATCAATAAACACATAACCCTCGGGTGCGAGGATCGCCTTCTTTAGCTTGCCTGCGTTTGGCCCACGGCTTGGCAGGTTCTGTAGATTCACTGAGTCAGTACCGCCCCATCTGCCCGTGTGGGCAGCATAGTATCTAAGGGGTACAGGAAACGCCCCCCGCTTGCTAATGTCCATGAACCGTTGTGTACGGGTTTCCTCAAGCGTTGACTTGGTGCCGATGCGTGCCGCACACAGGGCTTGAACCCGTGGGTCTTCGTGCTCAAGCAACTCTTTGAACGCCTCATCATTTTTGGCCAAGGCTAGGGTTAGCTTGCCTGTGGTGGGGCTGATCTTGGTGGGGGCTTCCACATCCAAGCCCTTGAGCATGGTGGCAAACTGTACGTTACTCATCAGGGTTTTGCGTACCTCGGCCTGTACTTCCTCGTCACCAAGGATGTGCTTAACCGCAAGGTCTTGCTTGCCCACAGCTTGCAGTGCACTGACCAGATGCGCTTTCTTCTGAGCCACCGTGGTAACAAGGTGCGCCTTCAACGCTTCGGTGTCCAGCTTCAGCACGGGGTGAATGAACATACTCAACGTCAGATCAATCAGCTTGAGTTCACTCTTAGGGAATCCTGCTTGCATCATCATCTGAAAGATGTTGTACGTTAACTGCACATCGTTGCGACAGTACGCGCCATACTTAGCAAGGGCATCGGGGCTAAAGAACTCACGACTTACGCCCACTGCGTCGTCAACCTCCGTACCCTTGACACCTGCACCATAGCGTTCAGCCATTGATTTAAGGGATACGCTGAAGTCCACGCCATGCAACGCACGCCCCATGCTCATGGTATCTAGCCAACCCTTGGGTTTAATACCGTAACGCCACGACAGAATCGCACCATCAAACATGGTGTTGTGCGCCAGCACAAGCGAGTCATCCCAAGGCAAAGTGTCCAGTACCTTTTGAATGTATGAGTTGTTGCCCGTCACCCAGACACAGCGTTCATCGTTTATCTTGTACGCAAAACCGATGGTTTCGTACCTGTCATGACGCACGTACTCTTCCGTACTGATCTTGGTCAGGCTGTACTTCTGATCGTAGTAAGTCTCAAAGTCGATTGTGATTAGGTTCATGAGTTCCTTCTAGCCAATACGTCAAGACCTTCTTCGGCAATGATCTCGCTTGCTGATTTGTATACCGTGCCGGGGGGTGCAGGGATTCGTTTGATAACCAAATGCTTACGTGTGGGTGTCATCTGTTCTTGTAACTTAGCTTTGATTTCCTCTAAGTTATCTTCTCTTGCAACAAAGGTCAGGCCATCGGCGTGCATGATTTTTTCTAATTCACGCTTTTGCAGTTCGGTCAGTTGACCCTTGCCTGCCTTGCACTCAATGGCTATGAACCTGCCATCCATACAGCCAATGATGTCGGGGATGCCTTGCCTGCCGTATCCGTTGGCAGGGGGCATGAAGTAGTAGATACCCAGTGCATCGAGGATGGCACGCACGCGGGCTTTGACTTTGACTTCAGGTGTCTGTGCCATCGCTCACCTCAATCAGTTTGGCTAGATAATGCTGTGCCTTACGCAAGTCATCGACTCCGTTCTTATGCTTCCAACGTGTGACGTACTTGATAATGTTGCCTTCAAGAAAACCAAGGTCATTGCTGACGATGTAGTCCCAAGGCTGTATGCACCTGTCCATGTAGTGATCGCCCCCCACCTGCATATCATTGGCAGTGGGGAATAGTTCCAGTTGCTTTACGGGTTCAATCATTTTGTTTTTCCTGTAAGAGTTTGTCGTAATACTTTTTAGGGAATGGGTCTTTCTTATCCAATAACTCACGTAGCCATTGCGCACCACCTAAGTGATTAAAAATAATCCAATGTCTATCTGACATCCGTACTTGCTTACCCATTACTTGCCTACCAATCAAAGGCTCGGGGGGTTTAGGTCTTGGCATTCTTTAATTTCCTACTTATTACTCCGTTGGCCCAGCATCTTGCGCAGTGCCATTTGGTATGGCTCATTTGAATTCCACCTTCTGGTGGTTTCATTTCGTTGCACTGTGTGCACTCTTTGTACTTGTGTAATGGCTGTGTGCTACCAATAACCAATTGCCGCCTAACGAAACCGTTCATGCTTCATCTCCCGTATAAATACCACGAAGCTGTCGATGGTGTCCTTGCCAAACACAGTCATCTTTTCAATCTCTTGCGCCACTTCTTCAAGTGTAGCGTTGCGTATGTTAGTGGGGTCGTGTCCAATATGACGCTTGCGCCAGCCTGATGCTTCGTATTCTTGAATGTCGTCATCCATTGTTCTTCTCCTTGAGTTTGTCTAGGGCGGTTTCTATACTGTCTCTGATGGCTAAACCCATTTCTATTATTTGGGTTATCTCCTCATCCGTCAGCCCTACCCATGTGCGAGGCGTTTCGTGTAGCGCTTTAAACTTTACCATTTGCTCCTCGGTCAGGCTACAGACGTACATTCCATCCTCACGTATCCAACGCAAAAAGCCATTGGGGAAATCAATTTCTTCATAGGGTTTCATGTGTTCTTCTCCTTAACCCACAAACAATCAAAACAAACTTTCATCATCCAACGAACAAACCAATTAGGTTCACATCCTTTGACGGGTCGCCAAATCATTCCAATTCTTTCTGGACGATTGCCAAACATATAGCATTGCCATTCTGAATATTCGGGAGGCTTGATAAACACTGCACCAGTAGTTGTAATTTTTTCATCAAAACGGCTTGTTCCGCTTATTGGCTTTTCATCCATGATTTTTCTCCTTGAGTTTTGCTTCTATGTAACGCCACGATTCTTCAACATCAAAATATTCGCCTTCAGCCGCGTAAGCACCACCGTAAGAAGAATTCGAATCATCAGACCAGTATTTCATTGCCTCAATTAACTCCTCATCCGTAAGCCCTACCCATGTGCGCTGTGGTGGGGTTGTGTAAAGGGGTTCCCAACTACCCTCCGTTGGTTTGCCAACAATCTTGATTGAAAGCCTGCCGTCAGGTAGTGTCGAGAACCACGCCACAGGCTCTTGTTCTTCTTTTACATACAAACCCCACACCTGACCAAGCGGTGTAAACAAAGGGCTGTTTTTGTCTGTGCTGACCGCGCCGTTAGTTGGGTCGTACCATGCTATTGGTTTCATTCTTGGCCCCTTGCTCGGATGGCGCTTGCACAATCCTCTGCATCGCGGGGCAAGTTGTCACGCTCACTTGGGTCAGCATCCATCCACTTATCCCACATTTCAAAACACAACTTTGCACACGCCTCACGCTCGGCATTAGCTACTAGGTCGGCAAATTGCATCAGGCTTCCAAGGTCGCCCTCAACAACGTAGTCAACCACAGTGAACTCTCTAATTTGATGTGTCCATTGACTGTGTATTAGCACAGCCAACTTGCACTTCTCGGCAAGGGCTATCACCTCATCTTTGTTCATACCTTCTCCTTCAGCGTAGCTTCAAGCATATCAAGTGCCTTGTCCCATGCGTCATAGTCCAACTGATTGCTGAACGCTTTCATCACAAGGCGAGCCGCACTCTCAACCCTGCGCAAATGCTTGATCTCCAACTCAAGTTCAGCAATTCTAAAATCCATCTCCCTTGTTTCTTCATCCATGTTATTCCCCTAGTTCATAAAAAATATCATCAATGACATCGCGCACACCTTCCAGTGTGTCGGCCATATCCGCTTTGTGTGTTAACTGCTTTGCTACAAGTACCCTGATACCCACGAGGGCTACATACATCTCTTTACCTTTGATTGCGTACAGTAACCTGCGCTCATCTTCGGGGTAGTTAAACTCCATTACAGCTTTCATCTTTATCCTTTGGTGTTAACCAATACGCATCGCCCACACGGTGCCCGATGGAAGGTATGTCATCCATGTTGTCCACCATGCTTAGCAATGCAATGTCTTTGCGTACCCATTCAGGTAACGCTTCATGTGTATAGGACGCATTCATCTTAGCTATTGCGCCTTGAAATACCGTGATCTTCCAACGCCCCGTCGAGGGCATCTTCACAATCCGGTACATACATTTTGGGTTCCGTTCCATTACTTCCTTAAATGTGCACCGTGACTCCATGCGGTGCGACTATGTGTTTGTTGTTGATGCACCAAAGCACAGGGGCTGGCCAGTCACCACCCCAGTCACCAAACACGTCACCATCCGTCAGCATGACAATACAGTCCGGCACAATGCGCTGCTCACGCATATAGCGTGTGACG